AAAAAAACGAGCGCCGCCAGTAGTTTTTTCATGTCATCTCTTGATCAGGTAATAGTCTGCGGTCACCAGGCCACCCAGTATCATCGCTAGTATGAAGATGATCATGCAGGCAGGGAACCAGTATCCGCTCATTATTCAACCGGCCATACGACCGCTTCCACTTGCTCAACAGTCGTCAACCCCGCAGGAAGGTCGCGTAACGCTTGCCTGTAATCGCGCATTGCATTTGACAATGAAACGTCCTGCAAAGCATACCAGTCAGTATTGACGAGCCGCCTGTTTCTATCTTCGCGCAACCTTGCAATGGCACGATCAAAAGCACCTGCCGCCCATACCGCTTCTTCGGCATCTCGCGCCGCTTCTTCTTCTGGTGTGAATTGTATTCTCACACCGTCTACCATTTTGTGTCTTGCCATTATTTAATCCCGTAAAGATAGATTGTTCCTTCGTCTATATTTCCAGAAGACATAGCGAATGAAACCTGTGTGATTGCTCCGGTAACATTAAAATATCCTGCAATATATTCATTGTAAATATATGGGGTTCCATCACCATTTAGGCTTACAGTATCTGAATAGAAATGCTTCACATAAGTAGTGCTAGATGGATTGAACAAATGAAGAATTCCAGAAGAAGACGCATCCGCTACATTACCGATTTCATATGTTAAAGGTTGATAACTTGTTCCCTGTGCTTGGTCGGACGTTGTGTCATACGACAACTGTGCGCCCGTCCCATTTTCTCGGTGCATTGCCATGAATGCTGTAGATGTAATCGTTTCGTTAAAACCAGTTTCTCCAGAAACATTAGCCTGAAATGTAAACTTGGTATTATTTGTGGCAGGATGAATGTTCACCCAATGAAAGATATACTCGTCATACGTCGAATCAATCCCGCTAGTGAATTCTAAAGTCGCATCTCCACTTGCCGTTGCTTTATTGATGTACACCATACTTCCTGTAAGACCGGAATTAATACTGCTCAGAGTTCCTGAACCATTAGATGTAAAGATCGTGTTAGCACCTGCATCCTTTATGGTATTGACCTTCAGCGCATCTGCGCCGATAACCACTGCATCTCCTGACGCACCCAGAGTTACGGTTGTTCCGCTCTGCGGTTCTATTGTTCCTGCTTCTAGGGTACTCATGACTTGCTGATCCCGTACATTTTTATGATACCGTCAAAATTTCCTGATGACATTTTGAAAGATATTTCGTCTATTGCTGTTGTAGTATTGAAATATCCTGCAATATAAGCATCCATAGCATAGTTAGCCCAGTGAGTATTAGAGAACCTAGAATAGAAGTGTTTTACATAGGTTGTTGATGATGGCGCGAATAAATGAAGTTCACCCGCACTACTTGCGTCTGCATCATTTCCTAGAGACTCATCAACCAAATACTGGTAAGCAGTACCTTGTGCTTGGTCTATACTGGTGTTATAAGCAAGGACACCTGCAGTATCATCTTCATCATGGTAAGCCCTAAAAGCTGTAGATGTGATAGTCTCATTAAACCCTGATCCTCCAACAGCATTTGCTTGGAATGAAAAAGCTACATCATCTGTCGCAGGATTAATATCAATAAACTTAAAGCAATAAACATCATAGGTGCTATCTATCCCACTGGTAATTTCAAAATCCGTAACATTAGACAAAGCCCCGCTATCAGATATCAACTTCAACGCGCCGGGGAAGCCACTGTTTTTAGACGTGATCGTTCCTGATCCGTCTGATACGAAGATGGTGTTGCCACCCGCATCCTGAAGCGTATCGACATTCAGAGAGTCACCGCTGATCGCTACAGAATCACTAGCCGCGCCAATGGTTAAGAGATTACTGGCACCTGAATCTGGGAGTACAGTTGTGACTACGACCTTACTCATTTGACACCGTACATTTTGATGGTGCCTTCGTTGATATTTCCACTATCGAACTTAAACTGCACTTGTGTTATAGCCGATGTAGTATTCAAATAACCCGCGATAAACATATCCTCTGAGTAACCTGTATCTGCATTACTATAGCTATGAACTCTTGAATAAAAATTCTTAACGTAAGTTGTACTTGCAGGATTAAAAATATGCAGTTCACCTGATGCACTTTCGTCTGATGCGTTTCCTACAGAGGCTGTCAACCATTGGAAAGCTGTTCCTTCCGCTTGGTCGAAAGAGGTTCTATAAGAAAGACCCGCGCCTGTATCATCTTCTTCAATTTGCGATAGAAAGGCTGTCGAAGTTATTAATTCATCATAACTAGAACCCGCCTGCCATTGCAAATCACCACCATCCGTGGCCGGATTCATGTTGATAAACTTGAAGATATATTCCTTGTAAGTAGAATCAATATCAGAGGTGAAAGAGATGCTCGCGTCATCACTTGCAGGTTGCGTATCCAACAATACCAACGCATCCCCGAATGCAGAGTTAACAGAACTGAGGTTGCCACTACCGTCGCTTACCCATAGGGTATTACCACCGGCATCCTTAACGGTGTTGACGTTAACGCTATCATTAACCTTAATGGTATCACCAGACGCACCTATATTAAGTGTAGCGCCGGCTGGTTCAATAGTATTAACGTTTAATTGTGTCACACAATCACCAGAGTTCCTGCGACTGTCACAGTTCCTGTAAATGTAACAGGACCGGCACAAACTGCCGAATCTATATTGTAATCTCCATCAATGGTTTCAACATGAGTAAAAAACCCCTCCTTAGCAGGAGAAGCATTTATATAAAAAGTACCATTCTGTTCTTCTGGCATGATTCCTCCTATTAAGAGATAGCGTCGACAACACTTATATACGCTGCAACAGATGTTGCGGCAGATGATTCAATCCTTAAAAGATCAGTGTTCTGCATAACAATCTTTGCGCCACCTTGTATCAACTCAACTGAAGATTTGGGTGGAATCTGCAAATCTTTTGCAATGTACACAACAGATGCGGTTGTATCTGCCCCTGCCACATCAATCCATACCTCTACAGTCAACGCAGAAGTCGTAATGTTTGTCAACCTAATGCCTATTAACGCATCGTTTGAATCTGCAGTTCTCAGAGTATGTGCAGCATTAGTAACCTGAGATTTATAATCTTTTGTGAAATCTTGTGCCATTTTATTATCCTATAGTGCGATTGCCATTGCAATTGTGAATCCAGCCGTAACGCCAGCTGGTAGCGACTGCCAAGAACAACTATTATCACCATCTTCTCTTAAAAACTTTGATGCACCAGTTTCACCAGTAGATTTTAATTCTGTACCTTCTAAATCAATATAAGCACCATCTATAGCTGTTCCAGTCCATGATCCTGACGAAATGGCTCCAACAGTTACGATAGATGCACTACCAGCAACAGGCGAAGCTGCTATATCAGTTAATACTTCTGATGCAGATCTACCTTCAACAGTGGTTCCATCTATTCTTAAGAAATCATCGTCAACAACACTAGCAGCAAACTGAGCTACATCATATTGTGATATACCCTGAGCAATTTGAAGAGTGCCGCTATCGCCAGCACCACTAAACTCTAAACCGCCATTCGAGGTTAATTCGGCTGAAAACTTAGTTCCAGTTAAATCTATACCCGGGCCTGCAGTATACGTTGTATTAGTGTCTGTAGCCGCTATCGATATACTTCCACTTCCGTTCGTTACCGTTACATTACTTCCACCAGTCAAAGTTGCTTTAGCTAAGGTACTACCGGTTGTATTACCTATGAGTAATTGACCATCTGTATAGGTTGTTTGACCTGAACCACCCTGATCAACAGCTATAGTATCAGCTTCCCATGTACCAGTCGCAACCGTTCCTACCGTTGCAATAGAAGAACCACCAGCGTAGGTAGTAGCAACTTGAATATCATTAGCATTTACAGTTATTCCTGTACCCGCGCCAACATCAACCGTTACGGAACCAGATGTACCACCACCGGTTAAACCAGATCCTGCTGTTACACCAGTTATATCTCCCGTGGTTGGTGTCGCCCAACTTGGTACACCGCTGGCTAATGTTAATACATCCGCATCGGTACCTGCTCCTAATCGCGTTAAAACGCCGGATGCATCTCTATAATACACGTCACCCTCTGCGTCAGAACCCAATGTCATGGTAACATCAGCAATCACCGCGCCGGTTGACCACGTACCGCTCGTCACTGTACCCACGGTTACCAGATTAGCTGCAGCTGTAATAGCTGCTTGCGTGCCAGAGGTAACTGTTGCAGCTGTACCACTTGCATTACCGGTTAAAGCACCTACAAAAGTCGTAGAAGTAACCGAAGTTAATCCAGTTAATGTAGCGTCTAGATTAACTATGGTATTACCTGTATCAGGTGACGACGTCAGATTAGTCCCGCCGGTAACCCTGGTTACAGCACTTGTTGCTGCGCCTACTACTTCAGCAATAGTAGCTTTCTTAATTGATCCAGCATCAGCATCATATAATGCAATTTCATCTGCTGCATCAGTAGTCGCCCCTAAAGCTGTTAAACCCGTTATGTTTAAATCCAGAGTAGTATCGTTAACGCCAGAAGTAGTATCAACAGTAGCATCTAATCCAGTCCCTCCTTTAATGCCAGCCATGGCATAGTCTCGCAACATGCCAGCAGCAATTTTCTCATCAGTAGTTGCGGTTGTTAAATAAAAGAAATCGGTTGTAGCATTTAATGCAGAGCTTGACACCGATGTCATGTCAGGGACTTTAATTGTCGCCATTTTTTATTCCTATCAAGAGGTTACAATGTAATCAGTTCCAGAACCATCGTCAACAGCAGTAACGTAAGTCTTATGTATGATACTCTGAAGTTCATATATAACACTTGAACTGACTTCCCAATCATTTGATGGTGACAAGTAGAAGTTAGCCGTTTTCTTAGCATATCTTCTAGTAGATCCACCACCCATTAATCCAATAGATTTTATCCTTCCAAGTAATCTAGTTAATTGTGCATCATATATAGCCCAATCTGGTTGTCTATAATGAGCTTTCATAGTAGTAATCGCGTGCAACAAAATAAGTTGCGGATTAATACTAGATTTGTCTATATCTGCGGTGAAATCACCCAACGATGCGTTGTATTCTAGTTTTATATTACTAGTATCATTGGGTGTTGGCCAAAGTTCTATCTTTGGAATACCCCCGTCATCTAATACATCCCAACGCCAGGGTAATCTATTGTTTATTACCGCATCTATATTGTGCTCTCTAATACCAATACCGATCTGCATTTCATAAAAACGACCGGAGCCCCCTCTGTTTAAAGAAACAGTTAACGGTTTTGTTAAATCGCAATTGGAAGGGGGCAGATAAAGATTTACACCGGACGTTGTAGTCAGGGAATCATCTACTACATGAGTCAACAAATCCCCGAATTCATAAAACAATTGCTCTTGTCCGCTTCTAAGAGCGGAATCAAGCAGATCAGACTGGAGAATAGCTCCAGAGCCAGACGAACTAAATCCTAGCCTCTGTGCTAATTCCGTCCTTAGACTTGCGAGTGTTCTTGCCGCCATCTACGTTTTTCTCCTTAGATACTATTTTAGTTATAGAAAACTCAACGGTATCTACAAAATTAGCACCAAAAACTGTTCTTAAAGTTTCTTTTCCATAATATTCGACAAGCCTTTTAATCTCATCTTCCATGTTTTCAATATCGTGGTATGTATCTGTTTTTCCTTTAACCTCGATGTTTTCAGTTCCATATCTGTGCTGATACAATGGAAGTTCATGAGCTGGAAAAATTTTACGATATTTAGAAAATTGATCTTTAGTGTATTCAGTTTCAATTATCGGTACTTTCATCTTTGTCTCCCTTTTCGGTTTCAGGTTCAATTACATCGTAATGTACACTACCATCAGGTAGAACATTAACCTTGAATTGAATTGGAACCATTTTGTAATATGTGAAGGTTGCACCGTTTTCGCGCGGTATTGATCTTTCAAAACTATCAAATACGTTCTCAACCGCTCTAAAAGGTGTACCAGCACCCGTTACATCCATAATTCGATCGAACATCCGATCCATTGCTCTCATATTCCTTGATAACACCATAATTTACTCCTTTAAGCAAAAGAACCTGGGGGCCGAAGCCCCCAAGATTCAGATTTATTACGCACCAGTAGCTATAATAGCGCCATGACAATTCATGCGGTTTGCAGTAAGCGAACCACGCCATGTCATACCCCAGTAGTAGTTATAACTGGTATGCTCGCGCGGAGGTTTCCTTGCGATCATATCGTTACCCTCGATTGGGCGGATATGCATATGGTTTAGATTAAGCATGTAACAACGCTTGGACCATCCCACATTAGTACCGTTACTAACACTAGCACCAGACATCGCATCAACATCTTCGAAAACCGGATCCCAAATAATGGGTACACCCTGGAAGAATAGACCGGTAAAAGTACCGCCATCTTTAATTTCTAGAGATGGATCCATATTCCAAGGAGCTTGCGCCGTTCCAGGCTGTACAGCATACCGAGACTCTTTTGCATCTGCAGCAATTTCATAAGACTTAATGAAATCAGTACCAGCTAAAATAAAGTTCGGAGTCCCGCCATTCTTCTGACAAGCGCGCCACATGACGTGCATAGGAGCCAACAAAGCGCTTCCAGCATAACCAGTAGGAGTAGTAGTGCCGAACGTATTCAGACCACTACCCGTATCATAGTTACTGCGCCAGAAGCTGCTAGTAGCGCGGTCGATACCGCCAACCGTACCTGTACGAGAATCTAAAGGAACTATAAAGTCTAGACCATTAATAGCCTTACTTGCGGTTGAAGTGCCACCACCAACAGTGATAGTTCCATCAAGATGCAACGACTGGTCAAGAATCTCTTCAAAACCTAGACGTAGAACCTCCATGGACTCATTGAAGACGTTGGTCAACTGCACAAGACCAGCAGCGCTTGAGTTACGAGGTGATTGCGAATCACCGACTAAAATGCCGTTACCAATTAGGTAGTCTTCAGAAAACTGGAAACCGTCGTGAGCCGAGTTCCAAGGATAGTAAGCCTGCCGAACTGTATCGCGAGTGTTATAACCAACAGTATCCGACGTGTTCAGCGACGTGTCACCAAACCATTCGAAGTTGTTGTCATAACCCGTGCGAATCTGCTCAACGATATTTTCTTTACCGCCGCCCCATGTCTTTTTCTTAGCCATGAGAGCTTTGAGCAAGGGCCGCTCTGTTGCGACCTGGTCAATAGGCTTATTCTTCAAATAATTCTGAAGAGCTACATAACCCAATTGGGTAATGTCGGCAGCAGCTAGAGCTGTTTGTGTTGCCATAATATTACCTCCTAAGGTAATGTAAAGTTAATGGAACAGGGTTGGCTACACGAATGCCCATACGTGCTACTAAGCGGACGATTTCTTAGTTATTGCGTCCTTACCTGTTATGAATGCATCTGGTCTAGATGAGCCTGAAGAAACTCCGGGGTAACCTCAGCTGTTTCTAAATAACCAGAACTGCCTTGTGATCCGCTGTTTCCACTGGGTGCTAGGGGCCCAGAATCTCTACTAGCCTTTGGAATTTTACTAGAGGCAGCGGTCATCCCTCTAGATAAAATGTCGTACTCGCTTTTTAGTGTCGATAACCAATCTGATGGTTTAGCATCAGAGTTAGCTATTTTGGCACCAACATCCATCATAATTTCTTTCTTAAGCATATAATCAGGATCAGAATCAACTATACCTTTTTCCCACTCTTGAATACCTTGATAAGCTTTTTCTGCCTCATTATTATACCATGTTTGATACTCTTGGGCCCGTACGTTATCCTGTTCAAATTCGGATCTAGCTTGCACGCGCGCATTTGTACTCGATCTTTCTTGAGCTAATTTATTCGCCCAGTCCTCACTCATATCTAAATCTTCTACAGCTTTAGATAAATCCGTAAAATCTCCGTAAGTGCTAGCCTCGTTTTTTGAAGCCGAATTTAATCCAAGCTTTTGAGCGACTTGATCTGAAAAATTATCTAATTCTTTTAAACCAGCTCTAGCAGCATCATAATCACCTGAGTTTAAATTCTTAAAAAGACCGAGAGCCCAATTTAACTGATCCGGGTTTGTAGTACTTTC